CAGCGCAGACGCTCCTCCACGTCGAAGAAACCACCCTGACCCGCCATCCTGCGCCCCCTCCACTGCCAACGTCAGCGAATCAGATCAGACCGCGTCGCAGCCAGAGGTTTTTCGAGGCGTCCAGGTGACGGCTCGATGTGGGAAGATTGTCTACCTAGGTCAGCGGCCGTGCGCATGCCACGGCCCGCCGTGTGGTGGCGCGCAAATCGCGTTGGCTGTGATGATGGCACGTTGCGAAGGTGCGTCGATCGCTGAGGCTTATCAGCCACATCGTTGCTCGATCGAGACAGCAGCTCGCGAGCCGATGGTTCCTTCGTGGCCCAGGCGTATGCGGGGGGCGGACGCGCCGGACCGACCTAGCGCCAGTCTGAAAATATGGTTCGCAGTTCGCACTTTCTCCGCGTGATTTCAATCGGATAGCTGCGAACCATGGGCCGCATGGTTCGCACCTGCGGCCGTCATGGTTCGCACGTGGTTCGCACTCCTTCAAGCCTGGATGGTGCCGATGCAGCTCCCCTGGATGGCAGCGAAGATCGTGCTGCGCCCGGTGGCGGAGCTGCGTGCGCATCCCGGCAACGCGCGCGTCCATTCGGCCACGCAGATCGAGCAGATCAAGGCCAGCATGCTGGCCTTCGGCTTCACCAACCCTCTGCTGGTCGACGAGCAGGGCGTGCTGATCGCCGGGCACGGCCGCCTCGAAGCGGCACTGGCGCTCGGCATCGAGCGGGTGCCGGTGATCGTGCTCAAGCATCTCTCGGCGGCGCAGAAGGAGGCGCTGCGGCTCGCCGACAACCGCATCGCCGAGAACGCGACCTGGGACCGGGCGCTGCTCCGGGATGCACTGGCCGCGGTGCGGGCCGTGCCCGATCTCGACCTCGCCACGCTCGGCTTCTCGGCCGCGGAGCTCGACGACATCCTCGCGGCGGCTGGAGCGGCCGTGACCGACGGCGACGCGCCCGAGGCCCTGTCCGCGCCCGCGGTCCAGGGGGGCGGCGACGGCGCAGCGCATGCCGCGGACGACGCCGAGCTGGACCCGGCGGACGCTGAGCCGGAGGCACCGCGTCAGTCCGTGACGCGGCCGGGCGACCTGTGGCTGCTCGGCGAGCATCGGCTGCTTTGCGGCGACAGCACCGACGCCGCCTCAGTGGCGCGCGTGATGGCCGATGACCGCGCCGCGCTGATGTTCACCTCGCCGCCCTATGGCAGCCAGCGCGACTACACCACCGGCGGGGTCTCGAATTGGGACGCGCTGATGCAGGGGGTGTTCCGCCACCTCTCCGCAACCGTGGCAGAGGACGCCCAGGTTCTGGTGAACCTCGGCCTGATCCACCGCGACGGCGAGTGGTTGCCGTACTGGCGCGGCTGGCTCGAGTGGATGCGCGCCCAGGGCTGGCGCCGCTTCGCGCTCTACGCCTGGGACCAGGGGCCAGGCCTGCCGGGGGACTGGAACGGCCGTCTCGCGCCCGCCTTCGAGCTGGTGTTCCACCTCAACCGCGCGGCGCGGCAGGCGAACAAGATCGTGCCCTGCAAGTGGGCGGGCGATCCGCTGCACATGACCGGGCTGCGCCGGGCGGACGGGACGATGAGCGGCTGCACCCACGAGGGGCGGCCGATCCAGCCGTTCCGCGTCCCCGACAGCGTGCTGCGGATCACCCGGCACAAGGCGCGCGGGATCGAGACCGAGCACCCTGCCGTGTTCCCGGTGGCGCTGCCGGAGTTCCTGATGCGCGCGTACACCGACGCGGGCGAGGTGGTGTTCGAGCCGTTCTCCGGCTCGGGCACGACGATCCTCGCCGGGCAGCGGACGGGGCGCCGGGTGCGGGCGATCGAGCTCGCGCCGGCGTATGTCGATCTCGCGCTCGCCCGCTGGCGCATGCTGCATCCCGATCTTCCCGTGACGCTCGCCGGTGACGGCCGCGGCTACGACGCCGTGGCGGCGGAGCGCGCCGAGGCCCTCGCCGATGCGACCTGACCTGCGGGTCGAGAGCATCCCGCTCGACCGGGTGCTGCCCTACGCGGAGAACGCGCGCACGCACTCGCCGGCGCAGGTGGCGCAGATCGCCGCCTCGATCGCCGAGTTCGGCTTCGTCAATCCGGTGCTGGTCGATGCCGAGGGCGTGCTGATCGCCGGCCACGGCCGGGTGATGGCGGCACGCCAACTTGGCCTCGCCAGCGTCCCGGCTCTGCGGCTCGGGCATCTCTCGCCGGCGCAGGCGCGCGCGCTCCGCCTCGCCGACAACCAGATCGCGCTCAACTCCGGCTGGGACGAGAGCCTGCTTGCGGCCGAGATCGCCCGCATCCGCGACGAGGCGGTGGTCGATCTCGACGTGCTCGACTTCTCCGGCATGGAGCTCGACCGGCTGCTCGCCAGCCTGGCATTGGAGGCCGGGGGAGACCTCGCGCAGGACGACCTCGACGCGCCAGCGCCGGAGCGGCCGACCGAGCCGGTGACGCGTCCCGGCGATCTCTGGTGGCTTGGCCGGCACCGGCTGCTCTGCGGCGATGCCACCAGTGCCGGCGACGTCGCACGCCTGCTGGCCGGGGCGCGGCCGCATCTGATGGTGACAGACCCGCCCTACGGGGTGGAGTACGACCCGTCCTGGCGCAACCAAGCGGGCGTGTCGGCGACGCTGCGCACCGGCCGCGTCGCCAACGACGACCGCGCCGACTGGCGCGAGGCCTGGTCGCTGTTCCCCGGCGACGTCGCCTATGTGTGGCACGCGGGCGTGCATGCGCGCACCGTGATCGAGAGCCTCGAGGCGGCGGGTTTCGCGATCCGCAGTCAGATCGTCTGGGGCAAGCCGCGGCTGGTGCTCGGTCGCGGCGACTACCACTGGCAGCACGAGCCGTGCCTCTACGCGGTGCGGAAGGGCGCGACCGGCCACTGGCAGGGCGCGCGCGACCAGACCACGCTGTGGTCGATCGGCAATGGCGCCGAGGATCTCGCCACCGTGCACGGCACGCAGAAGCCGGTCGAGTGCATGCGCCGGCCGATGCTGAACAACAGCCGGCCGGGGGATGCGGTGTACGAGCCGTTCTGTGGCAGCGGCAGCACCATCATCGCCGCCGAGACGATCGGGCGGGCCTGCTTCGCGATGGAGATCGACCCCGGCTACTGCGACGTCACGGTGCAGCGCTGGCAGGAGGCCACCGGCGAGGCTGCCGTGCTGGCGGTCGAGGACCGGGTCTTCGCCGACATCGCGGCGGCGCGCGGCGCGGATCATGAAGTGATCCACACGGCCTGATCATCGCAATCATCGGATCGCGCCGTCCGCTTGGCTCACGCGCGGCACAGCGCGAATGGTTTCCGCGTCACGAGGACGATGGAGATCACGATGACCCGGACCGAAGCCCGCGAAGCCGCCAACCAGCAGCGGAGCCTCGAGGCCTTCATGACCGCGAAGGCGGAGTTCGACGCCCTGGTCGCCGAGTTGCAGCAGATGGGCGCGGACCACTTGGGTGCCGACCCAGAGGCGGTGCTCTGGGAGCACGCCGAGATGCTGAAGGACTGGAACGCCCGCCTCCGGAACATCACGGACGCCTACCACCGCCGCGGCGAGTACGCGCAGTGAGCGGGGAGGCGACGATCGTGCGCTACAGCATCGAGTTGCAGCCGGTCCGGGACGGCTGGGTGTGGGGGATCGACCAGGAGGTCGACTACGGCCCCGCCGCGCATATCCCCAGCCGCTACGAGGACGGGGAGACGGTCTTCCCCACCGCCGCGGCGGCGGCGGCGGATGCAGAGCGACGGATTGCCGAGATCCGCGCCGGCAAGCATCGCCGCCTGACCTGACGCGGGGCTCCCCCGCACCGCCCCGACGGGCCTCCGGTCCGCGGGGCTCGGGGCAGTAGAAGCCCGATGGTCGGGCTTCACTGAGGACCCCCGAACGATGACCCTTTCCGACACCCACCTGATGGTCCTGAACGCCGCCGCTTCGCGCCAGGACAAGCTGGTCACGAAGCACAAGCGGCTGCCCGGTGCGTCGCTGCAGAAGGTGTGCGCCGCGCTGGTGAAGCGCGGCCTGCTCGCCGAACTGACCGGTGTCTCGCACGACCCGGACGTGCTCCACGTGAAGACGGAACTCGGCATGACCGAGTACGCGATCACCCCGGTCCGGGCTTGCCGCGATCGGCGTCGATGACGAGTCACCTTACGACGAGAATCTGCCGAAGGACGTGCGCGCGGCCGTGGATCCCTTCCTGATCGACGGTCCGGACAACAACCCGCCCGACGACGTCGACACGGCGCCCACGGGCGCGAACGACACCGCCAGCGCGACTACCGCCGCGGCCGTGACCGAGGCGCGCCCTGCGGCCACCGCGGCGCCAACGCGGGGCGGCCTGCGCGCCGCCGCCCAGGCGGTGCTCGACGCCTGGGACGACGAGGAGAACCGCGACGCCGACGTCATCGCCGCACTCGAAGGGCCGATGGAAGCGCTGCGCGCGACCCTCGCCGGCAGCACGCGCGCACGCCGCGAGCCCGGCGGGCCGCGCACGCTGCGCGCGGGCACGAAGCAGGAGACGGTGCTCACCCTGCTGCGCCGTGACGAGGGCGCGACCATCGCGCAGATCATCGACGCCACCGGATGGCAGTCGCACACCGTGCGCGGCTTCCTCGCCGGACTGAAGCGCAAGGGCATCACCGTCGATGTGCTGGAGCGGGTGCGCCAGGTCGGGCCCAACAAGGAGGGTGCGAAGGGATCGTACTCCGTGTATCGCGTGACCGGCGCGGGCGAGGCGCGGTGATGAGCGACTTCATCCTGCGCATCCGCACCACGGGGCCGGCGTTCCAGAACTGCCCGACCGCGGAGATCGGCCGCATCCTGCGCCGTCTCGCCGACGACCTCGACCAACACCGCTTCGCCGGCGCTTGGCCGCGCCCGCTGCACGACAGTGATGGCAACCGCGTCGGTCAGGCGGAGTTCGTGTTCACCCCGACCGAGACCTGATCCTCCGCACCCACGCCGCTGCCCGCGCACCACGGGCGGCGGTGCTGCGTTAGGCGAGAACGCACTGTTATGATCGCGCGCTCAGCTTGGCTGTGCGCCGCACCAGCGCGAATGGTCGTCCCGTCACGACGATGGAGATGGCCATGACGGACTTCACCCTGACGCCCGCGGAGGACGGCATCCTGGCCGCGGCGATGGACGAGGCGCTCAGGCTCCGGATGAGCGACGACCGCACCATCGAGCACGTCGCGACCGCGATCCTCGGCGAGATCACCACCGACCGCGCCGGGGCGTGGCGCCTCGCATCGCGCGAGTTGGATCGCCGCTTCCCGCGCTGACGCCTCCGTTCCGCCGAGCCCGACCGGCAGTTCCGGCGTCTTCCTGATGCGCGGCGGAGGCGGGCCCCATTGCGGCCTGCCGCGATGGGAACCTGAGTCGCCGCCATGCCCGAGCTCACCCCGTCGACGCGTGAGGCGGCGCGCCGCATCGGCATCACCGAGACCGCGTTGCGCAAGGCCGCGAGTGCCGGGCGCATCGTGCGCGAGCCGGACGGTCAGTGGGACATCGACAAGACCCGCCGCCGCCTGGTCGAGACCGCCGATCCGAGCCGCTCGCCGCTGGGCGGTGGTGCGCACGCGGACGGCACGCCGTTCGCCCGGCTGAAGGTCGCGCAGCTCGCGCTGAAGGTCGAGGCGCAGCGGCTCGCGCTGGACGAGAGCAAGCGCCGGCTGGTGGACGTCGCCGAGGCCGACGCGACGATCGATGAGGTCGCCGGGGCGATGCGCGATGCGCTGCTGAACTGGCCCGCGCGCGTCGCGGGCGTGATTGCCGCCGAGCTCGGCGTCGATCCGCATCTGCTGCAGACCATCCTGCAGCAGCACATCACCGAGCTGCTGACGGAGGAAGCCGATCGCTTCGATCCCCCAGGTCTCGGAGATCGGCAGCAGGACCCGTGAGCATGTGCGGCGGCGCATGGGCGCGATGCTGCGCCCGCCGCCGCAGCTCACGGTCTCGGAATGGGCCGAGCGGCACCGGATCCTCGGCAGCCGCGCCTCCTCCGAGCCCGGACCGTGGCGCACCAGCCGCACGCCCTATCTGCGCGAGATCATGGACGCGCTCTCGGCGGTGCACCCCGCGCGGCGCGTCGTGTTCATGAAGGGGGCGCAGGTCGGTGCGCCGCTCGCCATCGACACGCCGATCCCGACCGCCGAGGGATGGGCCACGATGGGTGCGCTGATCGTCGGCGACACCCTGTTCGACGAGCACGGCCGCCCCTGCCGCGTGACCGGCGTCTCGCCCATCATGATCGGGCGGGACTGCTACGCCATCACCTTCGACGACGGCGAGTGCATCATCTGCGACGGCGAGCACCGCTGGCCGGTTTGGGACTTCACCAACACCGAGCAGCCCGTCGCGCGCGTGCTGCACACCCGCGACATGCTCCAGCGCGTGCGGATCGGCAGCAGCAAGCGGTATCGCTATGCGATCGACTGCTGCCAGCCGGTCGAACTGCCCGATCAGGACCTGCTGATCCCGCCCTATGTGCTGGGGGTCTGGCTCGGCGACGGTTCGGCTTCCATGAACCACATCAGCGTCGATGAGGACGACGCGGAGATCGCCGATCATCTGTCCGCCTGCGGGGTGGAGGCGCAGTTCCGCCTGCCCCGCTGGCGCAAGGGCCGCTGCGCCAACATCGTCATCGATCCGACCTTCCGGCTGGTCGATGACGGCGTGACGCCGGCGCGCATCCAGCACCGCTCGCGCTTCACGACCTGGCTGCGGATGCTCGATCTTCTGGACAACAAGCACATCCCCGCCGCCTATCTGCGGGCCGGTCGGGCACAGCGGCTCGACCTCGTCCGCGGGCTGATGGACAGCGACGGCAACATCACCCCGGATGGCAAGCGCTGCGAGTTCACCAACACCGATCCCGGTCTGGTCGAGGGGATGGTCGACCTGCTGCGCAGCCTCGGCTGCAAGCCCACCATCCAGTTCGTCGCGTCACGCCGCAAAGCGATCAACGGCGTCGAGCGGACCTTGCTCGGCTACTGGCGCGTCTCCTTGACCGCCTATCGCGAGGAGCCGACGTTCCGGCTGTCTCGCAAGGTGGCGCGCATGCGCTCGATCGAGCACGGGCGGCCTTTCAAGAGCCGTCGCCGTCGTATCGTGAGCATCGAGCCTGTCGAGAGCGTGCCGGTGCGCTGCATCGAGGTGGACTCGCCGAGCCATCTCTATCTCTGCGGGCGTGGTTGGATCCCGACGCACAACACCGAGAGCGGCAACAACTGGTTGGGCTACATCCTGCACCACGTGCCGGCGCCGGTGCTGGCGGTGCAGCCGACGGTCGAGCTGGCGAAGCGGTTCTCGCGCCAGCGCATCGATCCGCTGATCGAGGAGACGCCGGTGCTGCGCGAGCGGGTCGCCCCGGCGCGCGCCCGCGACAGCGGCAACACGCTGCTCTCGAAGGAGTTCCCCGGCGGCATCCTGGTGATGACCGGGGCGAACAGCGCGGTCGGGCTGCGCTCGATGACCGCGCGGTTCCTGTTCCTCGACGAGATCGACGCCTATCCGGGCGACGTCGAGGGCGAGGGCGACCCGATCGCGCTCGCCGAAGCCCGCGCCCGCACCTTCGGCTGGCGGCGCAAGACCTTCCTGGTCTCGACGCCGACCATCGCCGGGCTGTCGCGCATCGAGCGCGAGTACCTCGTCTCCGACCAGCGCCGGTTCTTCGTGCCGTGCCCGCATTGCCGAACGATGCAGTTCCTGACCTTCGAGCGGCTGCGATGGGAGAAGGGCACCCCGCGCTCGGTGGCGTATCGCTGCGAGTCCTGCGACGGCGCGGTCGAGGAGCACCACAAGACGGCGATGCTCGCCGGTGGGGAGTGGCGCCCGACCGCGGTGGCGGAGGATCCGCACACGGTCGGCTTCCACATCTCCGCGCTCTACTCGCCGGTGGGGTGGCTGTCCTGGGAGCAGATCGCGCGGGATTGGGAGGCGGCACAGGGCAAGCCCGAGGACCTGAAGACGTTCAAGAACACGGTGCTCGGCGAGACCTGGCAGGAGAGCGGCGACGCACCGGACTGGCAGCGGCTGTATGAGCGCCGCGAGGATTGGCCGATCGGCATCGTGCCGGCGGGCGGGCTGTTCCTCACGGCCGGGGCGGACGTCCAGCGGGATCGGATCGAGGTCTCGATCTGGGCCTGGGGCCGTGGGTTGGAGAGCTGGTTCATCGACCACGTGGTGATCGATGGCGGCCCCGAGCACACCGGGACGTGGGCGAGCCTGACCGGGCTGCTTGGCCGCACCTGGCCGCACGCCAACGGCGCGCGGATCGGTCTCGCGAAGCTCGCGATCGACACCGGCTACGAGGCGCCGGCGGTGTATGCCTGGGCGCGCCGCGCCGGGCATGCCCAGGTGGTGCCGG